GAGGTTCGGATCCAGAGGCAGATCCTCCCCAATAACCCGCTGTCCCTGAAGCTCACCGACGGGAAGGGTAATTACACTCCCGTCGGGGAGGAGCTGTTCAGGGACGCCTGGTGGGTTATGCAGGATCATATCCTGTACCCACCAGGCACCGTGCCTGCCTACTGGCCGATGCTCCCGGTTCTGCCGGACTTCCGTCCGGCACCAGGATCGGTCAGGGCGCACGGGGCGGTTTATTGCCGGGTACAGCCTGACGGGAAGGCCCGGTTCTACTACGCTCCCCCGCGCTGGTTGCAGTTCCTGCTGGACCCCTGGGCGCGGGAGCTGTACTCCCTGCTCAGGCGTATCCCGCAGGACTTTACGCACAACCAGTCTGCGGGCGCGGAGCGCGTGGCGGAATGGCTCAAGGCCGGAAAGACCGTATGGTCTTTCGACTTGAGTTCCGCCACAGACCGGTTCCCACTGGCTGTCATCCGGACGGTCCTGTGGTCCCTCTCGAGCAGAGGGAACAGGCCGTGGGTGGATCTGTTCTGCTGGATCTCGAGGCTTCCCGCTCGGACCGCCTACCCCGGGGCCAGCTCAGAGGTTATACGCTGGAAGTGCGGGCAGCCTCTTGGGACTGTCCCGTCCTTCGCTGCGTTTGCCCTCTCTCACCATGCGGTGGTGAGGGCCCTCTGGGCTCGGCTTGGTGGCGATCCGAGGGAGGCCCCCTACTGCATTGTGGGGGACGACCTCGTGATCGCCGACCCGAGGCTGGCGGAGGCCTACCGAGATTTCTCCACTTCCATCTTAGGAGTGGAGATCTCGGAGCCGAAGTCCCTCGCGGGGAGGCTGGGCGAGTTTGTAGGGAGGCTCATCGCCCCAGACGGAGTCGGGTTCAAGCTCAAGGCTCCTCGGAGCCTTGACTACCGAACCCTGGCCGCGTACCTCTCCCTTGTCGGGAGTAGGGCGCTGCGCGTCTGGCGGCAATCTCTACTCAGGGACTTGATCGCACTTATTCCTCGGGAGAACTACCCAGGCTCTAACCCGGGTGGTATCCCGAAGGAATATGTGGACAAGTTCCTAGTAGAGTACTTCGCGCTAGAACGCGAAGTAGAGCCTCCCCGGGTCTACGCGGTAGACCCTGATCATACTGTCAGAGCCCGTATCGGGCCTCTGTACAGTATGTCAGTGGTCTTACCGCGTGACCCAGCCGCCACCGAGTGGGAGCCGCGAGGCTCCGCTAAGTGCGGGCCGGGCGGAGCGCCGGTGGACTCCCCTTATCGGGAGTCCAAACCGGCATCCGACCGTTCCCCCGGCTGGCTCCGCCGAGTTCGGGAGGCAGCACGCAGATCAGGTATTGACCTGATCTGGCGCCTCATCCGGACCGGCAGATGGAGCCGGCGCGGTGGCGGCCAGGGCCCCGAGGCCACATGACCGCGAGTCAGTTCCCT